CTTGTCGGTCAGTTCACACAGATCGCTAGTCACTCGGTTCAGGAATAGATACCTGTTATCTATAACAACTAACGTGCTAGCCCCGTATGCACCTTTAATCAAACTCTTAAACTGATCATCACTTAGATTTACGCTGTTAATCACCGTACCGTAACGATGTTTGCCAGACGACACAACTTCCGAAAATTCTACAGACTCGTTACGGACTAAGTTAATAAGTTTATACCTGATCTCATTAAGTGCTAACTCGTCAAGTGCGTTAACCGAGACCGTACCCGAACCACCAGCTTGCGCCTTATAGTTATCTATCCAAGCCGTTAGTGAGCTATTGCTAATAAACAACCCTTGACGCTGTAACGAGTTTAGATCGCTTGTAGTAGCCGAACCTACGCTAACCCCATCATCGAATAACTCATAATTATTACCAAACTTCTGTAGCTTGTATGTATGACCAGCCGTAGCACTAACAGAAAATAGATCGGTAACTGTCCCGCCCACTTTTTTAGCTACTACAATGTCCCCGCCATCACTACGCCACCCAATGAAGTTTGACGCATCCTGAATGACTACGCACACATAGCTTTCATCGTGCGCGGTTCCACCGACATTAGCTAGCTCGGCCTCAACAGAAAAACGATCGCCACCTGATAGCGGATCCGATAGATACACAGCGTCAGAGTTGTTATTAGCGAACAGTTGATCATCACTCGGATCTATTTGTGCGCTACCGGCACCACCGCTAAGCAGCGCCCATTCGATACCGACAGTAGGGGTGTGATCTTCTAAGTCAGTATCGAATACGCCGCCTTCAGTAAACGCATCTTCAAACACCGTGGCTGCACCAATTAAACTAACTATAATCGAGTCTATTAAACTTAAATCATCTACCCTATTTAAGTTAAGCTGCTTATTCGGTGCATCGCTTAATGACAGTGAACTAGATACAGTTCGATTTATTATTGTAGGGCCACCACCTCCATCGCCTTCTATCGACCAACCAATCCATTTGCGTTGTGTGCTATCGGCAGTAGTTATGTCATCCGCTTTAACTAATAACCCACCTGAATCGAATCCACTAGCAGCGTCCGCAACATCTACATCGAATTGGTCGCTGTCGTCGGCGTCGGTGGCAAATATCAGCCGGTCGTGGGCGAAACTGCCAACGTTTTCATCTGTGTTGCCATCATCGTTTGCGACACCAACACTACCGGCCCTAGTGCCGTCATAGCCGCCAACAAATAAAAAGTTGCCCTCACTATTCGTTTGCACCGAACCAATACTTCCGGCTACCGTTCGCGCCCCAATCAGCCCGAACGCTAACGGCTCGTAACCAGGCCCGTTAACGTCCCAGTCACTAGCTGCGCTAGTAGGAGCGTCTACAGTGCCGCACCATGGATCGTGATCGCCAGTATCAATCGCCAATACGTGTACCGTGTCGCTACCAGTGGATCCGGTGGTGTTCATGGTGTAGCCATCGCTGTTAAAAGCGGTACACTCAATAGACCAAGCCGATGAATCGTTGAACGTTTGTGTGGCACATTCATCCTCATCTAGCCAGGTATTTAAGTTCACCGTAGCATCGCTTTGTTTGCCTTGGTGCCCACCTAATAGCCGATTCTGTATACCACCGCTATTGTCCGCTACAACTCCGTAACTATAAATTGCCTGAGTCGATTGTTGAGTGCCACCAAACCCCGCGCCATTTACGAATAATAAATTCGGCTGAAAACTTAGTCCTGTTTTACTAGCTGTTCCGGCAGTTGTTTTAGGCGTGAACTCATGTAGATCAGCACTTAAATCATCGCCCCCAAATAACTCGACAAACAACCACATGGCTGAATCTGCCGCCGTAGCCCAATTAATGCGCCAACCATTAGCGATTGCGCCGACGCTGGTGGCGCGGCCTTTTAGATTTGCAACATGATTATAGAAATACAGGATTGAGTCTAACCGTTGCGCCCTGGTTGCGCGTACAGTAGACGTGTTCATCCCGGCTGCTAGACTTACGCAATACCCTGTAGAGCCAACGCCGAACCCTCTGACCAATCTAGATCCTGCATCCAGCATTGCACCTTTAGTGGTCGCGGCGCTGACGGTTATAACCACCGCTTTAGGAGTCCAGCCTAACCCAGATATAGTTAGATCCTGATCTCCGGTAGACGTTGCAGCCGCGACCGTAGTACAAGCATATTTAATGTCATCTGTCGGCATATAGTTTCATGTTGATATACTTTATCAACCCCGCTAAATCACTATGCGTATCAATCCTAATAGGCGTTAAGACTTTACGAACGCCATGACTTTGAAGAACCTCTATAAACTCTAACACGTGTTCTCGACGTATAAAGTTTGTGGTGGTTAAAGCGCCTTTAATACTGGCTATACTGTTGTTGGTATGCACTACAAGTAGTCCATCGTAAGGTTTTAACTCGTTAACTTTTTGTTGGGTTTTGTACAAACGAACAACTAAAACATGATTACATATTCTAGTTGTTCGTACCAACATCTTAGTCGAACGCCGACTTTATAGCGTCTTTGATAGTGTCACCTGATATGCGGTCACCTTCGTTGTTTCTGAAACTTTCTAACAGTTTTAGAACAAACTCTAATTCAGGAAACGTCTTAACAAGAGTCTCAATAGCTATACGCTCGGCGTCTTCTTTGGTTACGTCACCATCTTCGCTAAACTCCCGGCCGATATTAAACAGTAACGCTGGTACAAATTTAAAAATAATAATATGTTTAGTTTTCATAAGTTATGCGATCCCACTTGAACCTCAGCTTGCAGCAACAGAAAGTCACTGTCCCCTAACGTTGCATTAACATTATTAACGATATTAAACACTGTACCCTGACCGCTGTTAACATGGTTGACCATAGCTGCTGATTGAATATCAACCGATGTTAAACTGTCGGCGTTACCGGCCCAAGTCATCACCATCATAAACACCTCTTTACTACTAGCTAACGTTGCCGGGGCCTTACGGCTGACTTCGCCAAATTCAGTAGATCCAAGACTTGCAGCATTAGTAACTGTACCAATAGCTAACCAAGCAAACGGTGAGTTAGTATCGCTGATGCCTCGGCTTGCTAATATGTTAAGCCCATTAGCTGTCACTTGGTTACACCGTGTATGGTCTTCTACAGTACCGTCAGCACGTGTAATACGAATCGTGTATTTACCTATAACGCCTAGATTAGATATTAACTCCTGTTCAATTTCAGATAGCTTGTTTTTCATTTACAATCGCCTCCTTAAAATCGGCTTCGTTTAAACATAGTTTCATGAAATTAATATAGTCCTGTGTATTAGCAAAAACCCCTTCAAACTCGATGCTACGATTTTTAATTTTAACGCTCTCTTTAATATGTAAATCCGATCCAAGCACATTAGATAGAATGCTGTAGAACTCTAAACCTTCTAATAGCCAGCGTTTAAACATGGGGTTATCTTCTGTTAAGAACCCACGCCAAATTTCTACGCCCTCTTTTGCTAAGCTCCGCATATGCTCATCGATCTGATTGCCGTTTTGCTCAGCAATGTATTTACACTGCAAAGATAGATCTCTTAGCCACAGATATTTGCCTAACATCCTTTCAGGGTTAAGCTCTCTGTCTTTAATCATTAGCGGTAAGTTGCGGCTGAAACGCTTACGTCGTATGGCCTCCGTTGCATATCCGGTATGCTCGATATAAACATCAGGCACCAACGTTGAATAGCCAAGCCCTGCATTCATTTCTGTTTCTGGATGCTCATGCACGAACCCAAAAAATTTAATACCTTTGTTATTCCTGAAAAGCCTATGCGGGTAATCCTCTTTAATAACGCCAGCCGGATCAACTGATAAATGGATCTGCTTAATAGCCAACCCGTTAAGCTGATTAAACCTGAGATATTTAAAAAGGTTTTGATAGTTGTGCAACACTTCATCCGCATCTATCCATAGGACCCAATCGCACTTAGCTCTATCTATAACAGCGTTCCTGGCTGCATCAAACCCTATCTCAATAGGCGAGTGTATAAAATAGTGATTAGCGTTGAACTCATTACATAGTGTCACTACGCTAGCCGGATCCCGTGTTGTTTCATCTATACCGACAATTATTTCATCGGCTATAGGTTTAACGGACTCTAACGTTCTTCCTAGTGTATGTTCGCAATCTTTAGCGATAATACAAACGCTAACCGTTTCAGTTGGGTTAGTTGGGTAAACCAGCAAAGTGTGATCGTGCACAGAGGCGTTTTCAGTGTTCTTGAACACTGTAACGTAGCTTCCTTTAGGCTTATTAAAAGTGCTATCCCGGCCACACGGCACCGCTATTATGTTGAAGTCGTCAAACTCACAGAAAGCCTGGTGTAAATCGACTTTATAGAAACAGTGTACGTGCTGTCTATGGGTTAAGCGATCATAATCTTCATACTCCCAAGCGCCATATGGTGTAGTTACCACTACGCTAGCATCAGCCTTACAAACACCTAAAAGTTTGGTGATCAACTTATGCGGCTTATGTACGTGCTCTAACACTTCACAACACAACAACATATCAAACGTTGCTGATTCAAACGCAGTATTGAATTCTGCCGTAGTGTAGAAGTCTACGTTATCTATCTTTTCATCTTTGCGCCAATCATGCGCTTGCCTGATATACCTAGCAGAATGATCTACACCAATGAACTGCACATCAGGATATCGTTTAGCTAGGTTTATAGTGTAGTGACCTATAGCGCATCCGTAGTCTAAAACACAACTACCTGGTGGTAACTCCGATACGAGTTTACTTATTGTTTCAAATCTTGGATTGAATGATAGATTAACTGGCGTCTCTGATTCGCCTAAAGCGTCCTTCTCTGCTATAACAGCGTCATAGTGTTGGGCTAGTTGAGCGTCAGAAGCATTTAATATATTACTGTACTTATCTTCTATGATAGCTGCGTACTTTGTATCGTTAATATCAGATATACTAAGGCGTACTATGTCTGAATTAACATACATGTCTTTTAATGCTGCATGTATATTCATCGCTCTATCACCTAGTACGGTATAAAACAATAACGATAGTTGCGCGTTAACTGGCTGGTAATCTATCCGTGCGCCATTAAAAACGTTTTCAGTAGTTACACTCATATTCTTAATGTGCTCAACAAAAGCTTGTTCATCCGCTATGCCGTTTTTTAATGGTATGATTGCGTCCGATCCATTCCGACTTACGCCTTCTATAGAGTTATTATACGTTTCACGTATGGCACCTGAATCACTGGCTACTATTTGCAACCCACAAGCTAACGCCTCCATAATTGTTATGCAGGATACCTCATCGAATTCCGTTGGATACAGCAACGCATCGGACGTTGCCATAAGCGTATACAACCGCTCTTTTGTTAGGTGACCAAGATTAACGCAGTTTGGTAACTCGTCAACTCGACTGTATAGACGTTCGTAATACTCGGCCATCTCAGGCGTAGTGTAATCGTAGCAGCACACGTACAGAGTGAATCGCACACCGTTAGTAATCAGTTGATCAACTATTCCACCTTCTCTAACTAGGTGCTCTAGTCCACGCTCCGGTCTGGATGAATATACAAACTCTATTCCGCGTTCAATATCGCCAAGCTTTTCGTGCTCTGCCATTACGCTAGAGATTAAAGCTAAATCAACAGAGTTACGATGCACGGTTACGAAGTTTTCTGTATCTTGTAAACCCCATGCTTCTATAATCTGTTGCTTATGGTATTCGCTTACGCACAATATACCGTCTATGTTATACATCGTTTCGTGGATATCTTTACAGAAACGTTGATCAGGTACATCATGCAGCCATAGATAGTTCAGCTTAGACGCCCACTGATACCTGAACGCATATGGGCATCGTTGGATAATCATCACATCACATGGGGTATTCTCAGCGTAGAAATGAAAACGGTCACCTAACGGAGCTGCTTCTGATTGCATCCCCGCATAGCAATACTTAACATCATCATAGACACCCTCTTCACGGCAATTAGTAAACACTGTTACCTTATGACCTAATGTAGCTAATGCTTTAGCAGTGTAATAGCATGATGTTTCACTACCGCCCAGTGAGCTAGTCTTTAATGTGTCACCATTAAAAGGCAACCCGCCGCAATGTATTGTTATAAACATAATATCAGTCCTTAGTCCGTATATAAAAACTGGCGCACCCGTTGCCAAGTGCGCCGTATGCTATCACCCTAGAAGCTCATCCGGTGGATCATCACCTGGTACTACTGTAGTTGGATCATCACCCGGTACTAATGTAGTTGGATCATCACCCGGTGGATTAATCTCCAATGGATCAACTTCCGCTGAATCAACCTCCTTTACTCCTTTAGTTGGATCATCCGATCTTTTAGTTAATGCCATATTTAGTCCTTTCGTTATTAAGTAGACGAATTTACCGCTGTTAACAACCAGCCATACGAAGCACCAGTAATCTTTTCATCCTGGTAATAGCCAACCTCCACTAGTTCCTCTTTATTCTTACTATCGTATGGGTGCCGCTCGGCTACCATGCTAGGTAACCCTGGTGCATTCCATCTAAATGAATACATGAAACTAGGTTCGTCCATTGAAGGCGCAAACGGTGAATAACTTAACAGGACGTTATCACCCCATACAGAAGCTAACGCTTCACTCTGTCCACGATTCGCTGTGTTTTGATACGCGCCACCAATTAAGATCTGTTGCACATCTAAAAGATTAGCGATATCAGCCGTACTAGCGTAGCCGCCACCGTTATTATTACCGAAGATACGGTTCAATATAGTGCTATTACGCCGCGCGTTTCTCCAAGCAGGCCCACCAAACGTTACGCGATTAGGTCGAATACCGTTAGCATCCTCAAAGTTATCCATCATTGCGTTAATATCGCCCAATGGATCTGAGTTAGCGGTATCAGTCCAACCAGAAGTTACCGCGCTAGAGCTACCAACGTTAGAAGTATTAGTAACCTGTGTCGCTACCCTAACCTCCCAATCCAATAGCAACTTACCAGTTAGATACGTAGCCGCACCGTTAAAAAGCTTTTGCACAAAAATTGGATCGGCGTTAGCTCTATCTTCAATTGGTACACCATAAGATAGCGCGTAGTTCTGCGCGTAGTACGTACCGCTTGAAACTGATCTAATAACACGGTTAGCTGGTGTACTTCTAGATCTAAGCGTATCTTCGTTCCTGTACGCCTCAGCGCGTGAGAACTCAGAATATCGATCAGACTCTTTAGCTACCGGGACGATCGGCGCTAGCATATCAGCGATCATACCCTGCGGCCGATGATCAATAGCAATCTGACTTAAATTTTGATCTACGTGTAGATCTCTTTGTGTTGCATTACCCATATTAAACCACCTCCTTATGAGAATTTATAACCTTGGCCAAAGTTGACGAATGCGTCGAATATGCTACCGCTGGTAACCGTTTCACGCGCATGACCACAAACATTATCACCGCTTGACGCAACTACTAGATACCCGGACGTGGTAACTGTCAATTGGTTACCCCGAGTAACAGCGCCACCAGCGACGGCGGGAGTACGGCCTATAACAATAACAGCCGCATTCTCACCGCTTTCTGGTTTATGTTGTAGGATGCCACCAGTAGTTAAAGTTGTTGCGGCTACAGTACCAGCAATGGTTACAGCTTTATATTGTGCTTCAGATAGATCCGCGCCAGCCGTAATAGGTAGAGATAAATATTCAGCCATTAGTTAGCACTCCCTTCATTATTCATAAACTGATTCAAATACTCTTTATGCTTAACTGGGTGCGATAACGCAACTAGCTCTAACGCATCAGAGAAACTAATATTGTTTGCCACTTTAAGCTTTTGCGCTTCTGCGAATACAAAACGCTCTGCACTGATTTCGCCAGCATCGCCGCTTTTATCTTTCGCTTTATCTGTAGTCTTAAAGTCTTGTCGCGTCGTACCTATAACGGACTCGATGTCTTTAATATCGATCTTAACGACTTCGTTATCATCAGCCACTTTAAACAGTGCTAAATAGCTAGTCTGTTGTGCTGGCGTGATAACTTCATTCTTAACAGCATCAGTTAAGAAGTCGGTAACCTCGGCGCGTTTAACTCTAACGGCTTCGGCAAACTTAACTTTTTTCTCCGCTTCTGCTAGTAACTCTCGCTCTTTCTGCTCAGCTAATAACTTAGCATTAACTGTTTTCAGTTCATCAATTTGCTTCTGCAAATCTTCAACTTTTTCAGGCATTGGTTCATCTCCATATTTAAAACTATGTACATTACTAAATCTAATCGACTTAGTATCTCTACTTAGATATGCGTTCAAATCGGCCAGTGTGTTAACCGCTGGTAGATCTGCACCAAGCAGCGCCACCGCTGTTAATACACCCCCTATTTTTTGACCTTCGTACTCAGCGTCTAACGCAATCTCAGAAGATACACTATTAAAAAGCTTCTTCTTAACGGCGTTAGCCACAATCTCGGGCATGTCTTTGAACACGCCTATAAGTTTAGTGCCCTCCATATAAATATCGTCAACCCACCCAATCGCCGGTTGCCCATCAGTTAGCTTCTGTTCATCGTTGTGCCCGATCTTTAATGGCACACGCAAGACATTTTTTAACCTTTTATGGTTTCTAACAAGCTCATATAAGTCCTCTAACGTGAAATCTAAACCGTTCCACGTACCTACATCAAATATCTCAACTTTGTTTATGTTCGGCATATTAGTTAAACCCCGCTGCTGGTGTAGCTACTGTTGGATCTGGTGCTTCACTTTCGGTAAATGTATCGAACGTTGTTACAGCTACCAACAGCGACCTACAGTTAAAATGATTAGGCGGTCTCAAACCTTGTGTAGTCCAATGTTCAGAATTCTTAGCATACTGTTTACCGTCCAAATGCCTACAAATAGGTGTTGTCCTAGAGTCTATTATTGCAGAGTATTCTAACCCCTGAACAAAGTCGTCTAGATCACTATCTGTAAATATGGAATACCGGGCTTCGTTCATCACATCGAAAATAGACGTATTTACTACACTGCGTAAATTGTTTGTGGCTTTGGCAGATAGCGCGGGTAAATCATCTAAATCTAATGGTTCACCTAGTATGTCCTCGGCATCATCTACAGTTATCAAGCCCTCTCTAGCATAACGTTTTAGAATGCTCTTAACTATCTGGTCATTGGTTCGCTGGTACTTAATACCATTAACTATCTCTTCCTTGGCTTGTGCGGTTAGCCTAGCAGTTACCCTATTAGCTATATCTGTTTTATTGTTTTCTAGTAACTCAGACAACGCTTCGGTAGTTAACCCCGTTGTGGCTGCAAAAGTGTGTTTAACTTTGGCGCGTTCCAGTTCTTTATGGGCCTGCTTTGTACCTACCGATACCGCTCCCGTTAAGAAATCGTTAGCCGCATCTTTAAACATCTTAACCGCGCCTTTAGGTGTATTGATAGCGTTAACTTCTTCAATAGGCGTATCAGCGTTGATCTGTTTAGTCTCTAGCATGTTAGTTATGGCTTTAACAAAGTTAACCGATGCGGTGCTTAAAGCATCAGTACCCTCTAACACCAGCCTATCCGCATCATGCTCTATAACTTTAAAATCTACGCGCGTCAATGCTTTACTAAACTGCGCAGTAGTTATAAGCGATCCGTTCCGTGCTACTCGCGCTCGATCCTCTTCGGCGGGATCGCCAGTGCCACCACCACCAGCATCACCATTGTTAGGACCAGTGTTTTCAGTATCGTTAGGATCTCTAACCCCTGGGTCATCATCGTTACGATCCCCGTTATCATCACCGCTAACGTCGTCACCTCCGCTAACATCAACGTCAATAGATTCAATAAGCGCATCAACTTGATCCTCGCTAATAGGGAATGAAATTAAAATAATATGTTTAGCCGCTTCTGGATCTAGTGTTCC